GACGATCAATGATCGCATGAAAAAAATGTCAGAAATTATGACAAAGGCGGCTAAAGACAATGGTTCTACGCCTGAAGGTGATGATGAAAAAACAATCCAAGGTTTAGAATCTGAAATCAAAAACTTAGAAGCAAACCTTGCTCGGTTGGAAAAGATTCAAAAATCTCAGCCGGATCTGGATGGATCAACCACTCCTGCTGCTGGCGATACACCGGAAAGCGGCTTGCAATCAACTCAAGGTAAACCCGTGGTAAAAACTGAAAGCAATTTGCCGAAAGGGATTGGCTTTGCGCTGATGGTCAAATCAATGGCCATGGCTGCAAAATCAAATGGCGCTATTTCTGCAGACGCGATTCTGAAAAACTGGGGTGTGCCTGATCCGGTCCGCGCTGCTTTAGAGCAGAAAGCCTTAATTGGCACTACAGGCGAAGCGACATTCGGCGCATCACTTGTTGAACTGCAAAATCTGACCGGTGAGTTTATTGAGCTTCTGCGCGGCAAGACAGCTGTAGATAAGTTAGCGCCTCGCATGCGCCAAGTGCCTTTCAATATCAAGGTTCCAGCGCAAACAGGCGCTGCTTCAGTCGGTTGGGTAGGTGAAGGAAAACGGAAGCCGACTACAAATCCGACATTTGGCAATATCACGCTGACAAAGTCTAAGGTTGCAGGCATTGTTTTACTTTCCGACGAATTGGTGCGTTTTTCTAACCCCAAAGCGGACCAGCTGGTGCTGGATGACTTGCTGAAGTCTACGGCCACATTCATTGACGGTCAGTTCTTTGACCCGGCTAAAGCGGAATCTGAAGATAGCCCTGCTTCTGTTTTTCACGGTGTAGTTGCAATTCCGAGCAGCGGTGAAACAGGCGCATTGATTGAGGCGGATTTGACTGCCGTGATTAAGCAAGTGACCGATGCTGGACTTACACTTGAAGGCGCAACTTGGGTAATGTCAGAAACTCGCGCTGCGCAGTTAAGTGTGCTGCGCGATGCACTGGGCAAAAAGTATTTTGAAGGCATGAATATTAACGGTGCTAAAGAGCTGCTCACTTTGCCGGTCGAAATTTCTGCTGCCTGCGCAAAACAAATTGGCCTGGTGCTGCCATCGCAGATTTTGTTAGCTGATGATGATTCAATGGACTTTGCAATCAGTTCTGAAGCGACAATCAATATGGGAACCGATGCCGCGCCAAGCTGGATCAACCTGTATGAAAATAACTTGATGGCGATTCGTGCTGAACGTTTCATCCGCTGGAAACCTCGCGGCAAAGCTGCTGGTTATATTCAGTTCCCTTAATCTGTGATTTTGAAAGCCCCTAAATTTTAGGGGCTTTTTTATTGAGTAGAGAAAATGCCAAAAGTTAAATTTTTGAAAGATCTTTGCTCTGGCCGGGCAGGATCTGTACATGACCTTCAAGATTATGAAGCCAATATTCTGATTAAGCTGGGTACTGCGGAGCTTTGTGATACGCCGCGCGCTGCCGATGAAAATAATCTATCTGGCCTGCTTTTAAACTTGAATGGCACGCCAGTTGTTGACGATTTCGGCGGGTTGGTTGAATTACCGGCTGCGGCCGATATTGCAGTGAAGAAAAAGGCCAGAAAGCCGCAGAAGGGGTGAAATTAATGGGTTTTCTTAGCAATATATTTCGCAAAAAATCCATGTCGCCGGTCAATAGCGGCGGCGGATGGCGAATACTGGAATCTTTCATGGGAGCATGGCAGCGAAATATAGAGCTAAAACGTGAAGACCTGCTTTCATTTCATGCTGTATTTTCCTGTGTTTCAATTATTTCTAAAGATGTTGGCAAACTGCCGCTGGAGCTGCGGAAAAAAGAAGGTGAAATCTGGGTTAAAACCAAAGATAAAAAGCTGCCGTTTTTTGAAAAGCCGAACCACTTTCAAACAATGCAGCAGTTCATTGAATATTACATTATTTCAAAATGTTCACGCGGTAATACCTACGTTCTAAAAATGCGAAATTTTCTGGGTGAAATTGAGCAGCTGATTGTTCTGAACCCGGATAACGTGACGCCATTGATCAGCGATGAGGGTGAAGTTTTCTACCGCATCGGGGTTGATAAGCTTGCCAAACTGACTGAGTCGATTATCTTGCCGGCATCAGAAATCATTCATGACCGCTGGAACTGTCTGTATCACCCGCTGGTTGGTATTAGCCCATTGGTTGCATGCGGTTTAGCCGCAAGCCAGGGGGTAGCGATTCAGCAGCACAGCTCAAGTTTCTTCAACAATAATGGGCGGCCAAGCGGGATTTTAACCATGCCAGGCAAAATTGATGATGCTGATGCGAAAAAAATTAAGCAAGGCTGGGAGGAGAATTACTCCGGCGGCAATGTTGGTAAAACGGCAGTGCTTGGCGGTGATGTGAAATACATTTCGATGGGCATGTCAGCTGGTGATGCGCAAATGCTTGAGCAGCATAAATGGTCTGCTGAAATTTGCTGCTCTGTTTTTGGCGTGCCGCCCTTCAAAGTTGGCGTAGGTAGCTTACCTTCTGGCCAAAAAGTTGAAGATATGGAGCGGATCTATTTGAACAGCTGCCTGCAAAGCCTGATCGAAGCCTTTGAGAACTGCATGGATGACTCATTTAAGCTGAAAGCAATGGGCTATGAAGTGTTTCTTGATCTTTCGACGCTGCTCCGCATGGATAGCGCTTCTCAAATGAATTTCTATTCGCTTGGCGTGCAGCGCGGGATTTTGACGCCGAATGAGGCCCGGGCCAATTTCAACTATGCGCCGAAAACTGGCGGTGATGTGCCGTATATGCAGCAACAGAACTACTCGCTTGAAGCTATTTCTAAGCGGGACTCGAAAGAAGATCCGTTTTCGACGGGTTCAGCGAAGTCTAAAGGAGATGATGATGGCGCTAACAGTGAATGATGTGGCCCGTCATCTGCGCTATGACGATGCCGATATTGTAGATCAGGATCTGCAGTCTATTTTGGACAGTGCAGAGCAGGCGGTCAAAGACCACATTTTAAATAAATTCGATGCTGAAAATAAGATTCAGCAGCGCGCTGTCTTGATGATGTGCGGATATTTTGATGAAAACCGCGGTGTGAATAAAGATACGCCATCGAATGATGGTTTTTTGCCGCAACCGGTTAAAGATCTGCTGTCCCGCTATTACGTTCCATTGGTGATTTGAGTGGATGAGTTCATCGTGTGGGTTAAGTCCTCACATCAATATACAAATTTGGTTTTTATTCATGGCGAGCGCCTATTTATCCGCCGGAATGGAGTGTTTGAGGTGCCGGCGGTTGAATTGGCTTGGTTGGCATGGAATAAATAATATGACCTGTTCAGGATGTGAGGAAAGGCGTGAGTGGATTAGAAAACAAACAGAACGAGTCAAGCTTAGAATGCAAAGAGTGTTGCGGGGGCTTGGTGTTGGAGATGCTGAAGGCTCTAAATGTTCAGAGCCAGCAGATTACAGCGCTGATCAGCAGCCATGCGGAGCAGAACAAAGTAATGGCTCAAATTGTGGATCAGAACAGTGAGCTGATGGCACAGTTTCAAGGTGCTGAAGATGAAGAAAATTGGAAGTTCCGGACGCTGGATGGGGGGTAGCTATGTCGCTGGCAAATGAGCTTCGGCACCGCATTAGCATTGAACATGAGGTTGAAGGTGAGCAAGACCAGGTAACAGGCCATGTGCCTGTTGCCTGGGGTGAATTTACCAAGGTTTGGGGCAAGCTTGAGGCTTTGTCTGCAAAAGACCGCCTGCAGGCGCAGGCAATTAATTCGAATATGACCGGACGCTGCCGCATCCGCTATAGCGCCAAATCAGCTCAAATTGATTCAACGATGCGTGTGCTGTTCCGCGGTAAATATTGGAAAATTGACGGCAATCCGGTGCCTGACAATAAAAGTGGCCTTGAGTGGCTGACTTTGAACCTTGCGGAAGGTGATGCAGCATGGCATTAGAACTGAACATTCAGGGCATGGATCAGCTCAAACGCAAGCTTGAGCAGCTGTCAAACCCTAAAAAAGCTAAGCAAATTGCACGTAAAACCGGCCGGCAGGCAATGAACCTTGTGCGCGATGCGGCGCGCTTAAACGCCAAAGCAATTGATGACCCTGATACGCGGGAAATGATTCAAAAAAATATTACAGTTCAGGCCGGCAAGACGCGAAGTTCCAATGAAATTAAGATCCGTGTTGGTGTGAAGGGCGGTGCGGGTAAAAACCAGCACTCAGTAAGCACTGCGGGCTTGTCTGGCGGCGATACCCGGCACTGGCGTTATGTGGAATTTGGAACTTCTAAAACGCCGGCTGTGCCATTTATGCGTATTGCTTTTTCCAATAATCTGGATCGGGTTTCAAGAAAATTTGTTGAAGTATTCAATACGGAAATGGACAAAGCTTTAAGTGAGGCTACATGACAGCACCAATTTTTCAGCTGCTCAATGCCAGCGATGAGGTTAAATCATTTCTAAAGTCCGGCAATATTTTGCGTGCCTATGAGTTTGGCTTGGCGCCTGATTCGCCAGTTAAGCCGTATTTGGTTTGGCGGGACATTTCAGGCATTCCGCAGAATAATTTAGACTGCCCTGCAGATCTAGATCAAGTAACGATTCAAATTGATATTTATGCACTGGAGCCG